GCCGGAAGCCACTCCGTGAGTTTCGAGGGAGTGGAATACAAGGGAAAAAAAGGCATCGTCGAGGTGCCAGAGGAAGCAGAACAGACGCTTTACAGCTTCGGACTCCTGACGGTCGGAAAGAATGTGCCAGACGAAGAACAAGAAACCAGGCCAGCGCCTGATCCTGATCCAGCGCCTGCATCCATTGAGGCAGCAGCCGAGGAACAGCTGGCGCCGGAAGCCGTAGAGGAAAAACCAGCTGCGCCAGCAGCGCCAACGGAGTAACCTGTGCCAGACTTGTGCGTGCTTGCCGACGTTAAAGCATACCTGGGATTGACATCCAGCGCCGATGACGCCGTACTATCGTCGATCATCTCAGCAGAGAGCGCATTCATCCAGGGAATGCTTAACCGGCAACTTGCAGTACTTCCTTACACGGATCAGTTCTGTGGCGGAGGCAAGACCGGGCACAAGCTGTACCAATCCCCATGCGGGACGGTCACATCGGTAACCGTGAACGGATGCGCGATACCGGCGACCACAAGCTCAACGGCCGCAGGGTACATGGTCATAAAGGACAACGTCGTTCTTTTCGGCTACACCTTCAGCCGAGGGAATTACAACTGCGTGATAACCTACACCGCCGGAATCACCTGCCCGCCAGATGTAGCGCATGCATGCCTTGAACTGGTGGCGCTGAAATACAAGGAGAAGGATAGGGTAGGACTTGCGAGCAAGGGCCTGGCAGGGGAAACCACAAGTTACGTCACATCGGCAATGCCTGAGCACGTGAAAGCAATCCTGAAAAACTACAGGAGAATCGTGCCGTCATGATCACAGCAAAACTGGAGAACGGGAAGGAACTCACGAAAAGATTCAAGGACTCCATCCCGGAGATCCAGAACGGCGTGCAGAAGGAAATCATGCGGCTGGCGCTCAAGATGACCGGTAAAGTTATGGGTAAGCTGAGTGGTGATGTTTTGAGGGTAAGGACTGGCCGGTTAAGACGATCAATCCACCCTGAATGGGATTTCAAGCAGGGGTACTCAGGCGCAACAGTCGGAACAAATGTCGAGTACGCGGGTATTCATGAGTACGGGTTCAGCGGCTCAGTTCTGGTTAAATCGTTTCAACGCGAAATGACGAAAGCCTTTGGTAAGCCGATATCACCCACGCAAGTGACGGTTAGGGCGCACACAAGAAATATCAACATGCCAGAGCGCAGTTTTCTACGGACAACATTGCGGGAAATGAACTCAGAGATCACTGACTCATTGCAGCTCGCTGTTACGAAGGAACTCAACAAGGTTAAACTATGACCCGTGAATCAATATACAGCGCTCTCTTCGCGAAACTTTCTGGCATATCAGGGCTTGTAACCGTGAGCCGGCGATTGAAGCATTATAGCGACGTATCGCCATCAGAGCAGCCGGCGATGTTTGTAACGCAGGCCGCGCAATTTGTCAAGCAAACAAAAGGACTCCCGTCACAGTATACGCTTGAGGCCAAAATCTGGGTTTACACGAACGATCCGGATCCGACGAAAGCCCCTGCACAAGCAATCAATGACATTATGGATCAGGTAGATGCAATTCTGAAGCCGACGACACCAGCCAACAAGCAGACGCTCGGCGGACTGGTGGAACACTGCTGGATTGACGGGGAGATTATAACGGATGAAGGGACGCTCGGAGATCAGTCCGTAGCGATCTATACCATAAAAATGCAAACAACAACATAAACAGGAAAAATCATGCCTCAATTCGTTTTCGGCCCCGGCAACATTTACGCGATCCCGCTTACCACTTACGACGGCACCGCAATTACCGTACCTACTCCCGTTCAGATCGGGACGCTTCAGGGCGGTTCCATAGACTTTTCGTGGGACATTAAAGAGCTTTATGGTCAGCGTCAGTTTCCTGTAGCCGCTGGTCGCGGAAAAGGTAAGATCGCAGGTAAAGCAACTTTCGCGCAGTTTAACGCTGCAGCCGTAAACTCTCTCGTTTTCGGTCAGACTCAGACAAGTGCTCTTTGCGCAATCGTCAACGACGTGACCGGCACGGCAATTCCTACGACTCCTTTCCAGATCACAGTAACCCCTCCGTTATCGGGCACTTACCTTAATGATCTTGGCGTCGTCATGAACGGCATCCCGATGACACAGGTGGCTTCAGGTCCAACAACAGGCCAATATTCTCACACGGCAGGCGTTTACACATTCGCCACCGCCGATGTCGGTCAGATTGTGTTTATCAACTACTCGTACACCGCTGTTGCAGCAACAGCTGCGGATTTGATTATTTCAAATCCGTTCATGGGATATGCGCCGACATTTTCAGTGTCGTTCTCGATAAACTATAACGGGAAAAACGGCACGATCATTCTCAACTCCTGCACGTCAAGCAAGTTCAGTGTTGCGACAAAATTAGATGACTTCGCTATCCCTGAATTTGATTTCACGGGCTACGCGGACGCGAACCAGAAAGTGGGACGTATTTCTTTCAGCGATAAATAACCGGTAAAAACACTATGGCTATAGTAACAATTAAGGGCGTGTCATTTCCTTTTTCTGGGGGCAAGTCTTTTGAGCTTGCCCCTCTGAATATCAAGGCGGTAAAAAACCTGCAGGCAGAGTATGGGAAATTCAACACATGGGACAAGCACGCCGCTGATCTTGACTTTGAATTTATGACGACAGTTGTACTGTATTCGCTCAAGAGGAACTACCCCGACATGACCGTTGAAGATGTTGATGAAATGGCAGATATAGGAATACTGATGAAGGCTTTTGTCGCAATCATGACCGTCATGGGCGCGGTAGCATCTGACGTGGTTGAGGGGGGGAAGAAGCCGGGGAAGAAATAGAAGATTGGGATGAGCTAACTATCCACTTGGTAATGAGCACAGGGATGAGTGCTCAACAAGTGGATGATTGGTTTGATTTTCCTCGGCTGAGGGTCTTTACAAGACACACGGACAAATGCCCGCCATCGTATATAAGCATAGCTAAACTTGCTGCTTATTTCGGAGTGTCGCAGCCATCAAAAACCGCGACACAAGCAGGGCAATCAATGCCGAACATTTCAAGCAAAGATAACGATTCCGCTATCGCTCAATTTATAACCATGCTGGGGTAATGGCAAACAACAACAGTGACACCAATATTGAAGTAGGGTTTGGAGCCAATACCGGGGAGCTCGAAGCTGGCGCGCAAAAAGCAGCTCAATCCGTACAGGACGCCACCGCAAAAATAAAAGCAGGCTGCGAAACTCTTTCTGTGAGCGCAAAAGCTGAAACCGAAAAGGCTGTTTTGTCTTTTCAGACTATGGGGACGCAAATAAAGGGGATCAGCGAACAGATATCCACAGCGATAAGCGGAATGACAGGCATGCTTGCTGTATTCGCCGGAGGGGCTGTATTTGCGGCGACGATCAAAGCGTTTCAAGATGAGGTAGGTCAGGCTCGGCAGTTGATGAATACTTTTGGAATGACAGCAGAGAAAGCGTCCATACTGAACACACAACTAAAACTTGTCGGTTTGACGTCTGAGGACTATACAGGCATGGCTCAAAAACTCGGACGACAAGTCAAGCAGAACGAGCAAGGGCTAAATGACCTTGGAGTTAAGACGAAGGATGTAAACGGGAATTATCTCGATCAGCAGACGATCATGAAGAACGCTACTGACGTGATGATGTCATATAAAGCCGGAACAGACCGTAACCAAGTGTCAATGCTCTTGTGGGGGCGTAACTCTCAGGACGCAATTAAACTCCAAAAGCTCAATAATGAGTCTATGGAGAAAGCGACAGAACTGGCTCAAAAGCTTGGCCTTGTACTCTCGGGGGAAGCGATGCAAGCGTCGAAAGAATACAAGGCGGAAATGAACGCGACGAAGATCGTCGTCGAGGGGTTTATGGCGAAGATAGGAGAGAGTCTTATCCCTTTACTCACGAAACTCGGTCAGCTATTCGTTCAGATAGGACAAGAGTTGTTCCCAATCTTCACCGCGGCTATTGATGTATCAAAAACGGCTGTAGATGGTCTCGGTACGATCATTAAAACCTTTACCGATAACACGATTAAGCTTTTCCATGACTTGACAGGCGAGAGCCATAAGGCGTTCGCGAAAGACATGCCGGACGACATGTGGTCGTGGAAGAACGTTGTCGAGATGGTAGGCGACGCTGTAGAGGGGATTTTCAGCACGATTGATAGGGCTTTGATTGAGCTGTTCGGCGACATCAGAATGGTCACTTTGGCATGGAGCACAATGTGGGCCGCATACGGGCAAGCCGTAAGCGGGAACTTCACAGGAGCTATGGATTCGGTAAAACAAGGATATAAAGAAGAGCAGAAAGTCATAAAAGAGACGGAGCAAGCTCTTAAAGATCAGGAAGCCGCTCAGCTTTCATCTGCGGCGAAACGGGCAGCAGCAGAGCGCGGAGTGGCTAAAGAAAGAGAAGCCGCGAATAACGGTAAAACGTATGACGGCGAATCAGGAAAGCGAAAGAAAACGGGAAAGACGAAAGGCGATGGTGAAGCGTCTTACATAGAGCAGTTAACCGCTGATCTGGACAAGCAAAAGCTTGAATATGAGCAATACTACGCATCAATCGGACAAATAAGAGAGGTTAGCAAACAGCAGGAAGCGAATTATTGGAAAGGTGCGCTTGATCAAACAGGATTAACGGAGAAAGAGCGCCTTGATATTTATACCAGGTACGCGAAACTGCAATTGCAGGTAGATAAGCAAGCTCTCAAAGACAAAGAGGAAAGAGGCAAGGCTGAGATTGAGATAGAGCGCACAACGCAGGACGGGATTATTGCTCTCGAAGAGGAATCGGCACGTCATGCAAACGCTCTGAACCTTACATCTAAAGAGGAATATCTATCTCAAGAGAAAAGCTTTTTAACGAAGAAATATGACATTGACGCCGCAGCCCTTCAAAAAGAAATAGACCTATACAAGGGTGATCCAAACAGCGAGAAGAAGGTTGAGCAGCTCAATCAGAAGCTTATATCCTTAAAAACAAAGTATGCCCTTGATTACCAAAAAGCTGATAACAAGCAAGTTGAGGATAGTAAGATGAAATGGACAGACCTTTTCAAGTCAATTAGTGATGGATTCGGGAAGTCAATCGGCGGGTTTATTGTCGGAACAAAAAACTTTCAGTCCGCTATGCTTGGTGTCTGGCAAGGAATACAAGGCGCGTTTGAGACGATGATCGGGAATATGATAGCAAAATGGACGGCAGGGGAGTTGGCAAAGCTTGCAGTAACACTTGGAATACTTCCTGCTCAATCAGCGGGCGAAGCGGCGGCATCAGCAACAAGCATAGCGACAAAAAAAGCTGAAGCGGCGATGACTATACCGGCATCAGCCGGTATAGCAGCGGGAGAGGCAGCCGCATCCGTTGCAGGAATCCCTTACGTTGGCCCTGAAATGGCAGCCGCAGCCTATGCGTCAACTATGGCTATGGTAATGTCTGGTTTGGCTGTCGCATCGGCATCCGGTGGCTACGATATCCCCGCAGGAATAAACCCCATCACGCAGCTTCACCAAAGCGAGATGGTACTACCTGCAAAGTATGCGGATGTTATCCGAGGCATGGCCGGGAGTTCATCGCCGGCAGGCGCAACGACAAGCGGAGGGGATATTCACCTGCACGTCAATGCGGTTGATGCTCATTCGGTGAGAAGATTATTCCAGGACAACGGCTCGGCGCTGGCGGACAGTTTGAAACACCAAATGAGGAACCTGAAACGATGACCGATAACGAAGAATTGTGGATTTGTCTGAACTGGAAAGAACCTACCGAAGAATACCCGGCAAATATTGAGTTTACGGGAATCTTTGATACAGAAGAAAAAGCGGTATCAGCTTGTTCAGGGTGGGGCTATGGAGTCGGCCCAGTTTACTTGAATAAAAGACTCCCGACCGAATCGACAACATGGCCGGGGTTTTACTTCCCACAGCAAGGAAAAGAATAAATGAGCAACGCCATATTTCCGGTATTACCCGGCATTACATGGGACACAATTAAGACACCGATATTCAACACCGTCACCAAAAAGGCGGTATCCGGCAGAGAGACGCGGGTCGCGTACATGGCTACCCCCATGTACACGTTTAAGCTTAATTTCGAGTTCCTTAGGGACAAGATGAGCGAGCAGGTTCCAGCGTCTCCGTTCGACGAACTCAAACAGCTCATGGGGTTTTTCATCAGCAGACAGGGCTCATTCGACTCGTTTTTGTTTGAGGACACGACAGACAACCTCGCGACAAGCCAGCAGTTTGGTACTGGAAACGGCTCAACAACCACGTTTCAGCTTGCCAGAGATTTCGGTGGAGGAACAAGTTTTCTTGAGCCGGTTATGAACATCAACGGCACACCAACCATCACCGGCGGTTCAGTTGCGTCAATCAGCAGTACAGGAATGGTCACATTTTCATCAGCTCCGGCAAATGGTACGGCGTTGATCTGGACAGGAAACTACTATTTCAGGTGCCGTTTCGATACCGACACAACCGATTTTCAGCAGCTTATGCAGGACTACTGGACAAACGGCGGCTTGACATTGTACGGCTCACTCAGCAACAAATTATAATGAAAACACCTACAGGGAGCCTCACCAGCGCATATTTATTAACCAACAGCCAGTTTATTGTTGTTGATCTTTACACCCTCTCAGTAGTCAATACAGCATGGGCAAGCGGCCTGTCCGTAACCTACACCAATTACTACTATTCCGGCTCAGATTACGATGTAGTAAATGGAGGACATACGTTCAAAGGCAACGATGCAATTTTCTCACGCGACGGATTAAAACAGACGATAGGGCTGGAAGTCGCAACGATGAACATCACGATCAATGCTACCGCATCGATGCTTGTTCTTGGAGTCCCATTCATGCAGGCGATAACTCAGGGAGTACTGGACGGGGCCTTGGTTAAGGTAGATCGCGCATTTCTCAACACGGACCATTCTGTTATCGGGACGGTCAATTGGTTTACCGGGCACGTTGCCAAGGCTTCACCAAGCCGGAACGGAGCCTCAATTACGATCAACTCTTTGACTGACCGACTGAACGTCAACGTTCCTCGAAACGTCTACCAGTCGGCCTGCCAGAATTCGCTTTATGATGGAGCTTGCACTTTATCGAGATCCTCATATTCCGTAGCAGGAACCGTAAGTACGATCACCGGCACGAGTCTCACAATTTCAGGGGCCGCGGCAAGCCAATCGGCGGGATACTGGACTCAGGGAGGTATAATCTTTACGTCTGGAGCGGCAAACGGTGAAGCAAGAACTGTAAAGTCATGGGTAGGTGGGGTTCTTACTCTTCTCAGTCCATTCCCTGTATCTCCGGTAGCAGGCGACACGTTTATGATTTATGCGGGATGCGACAAACAGCTTACGACATGCCAGACAAAATTCAGTAATGGCGCGAATTTTAAAGGGCAACCGTTTGTGCCAATACCAGAAACGGTTGTATGAGAGAAAAAGTAATCCAGGAAGCCAGGACATGGTTATCGACACCTTACCATCACCACGCCGCCATCAAGGGGGTAGGAGTGGACTGCGCACAGATACTCATCGAAGTTTATGCCGCAGCCGGAGTTGTTGAGAAAGTTGATGTTGGAGACTACCCTCACGATTGGCATCTGCATCGAGCAGAGGAAAAGTATCTGTGGTGGATTAAAAAGTATTGCAGGAAAATAACTGTCCCGAAAATGGGGGATATAGCACTTTTCACTTTTGGCCGATGCGTCTCTCATGCTGCGATTATTGTCAATTGGCCGGGAGAGCTTATCCACTCATATATCAGACAAGGGGTTGTTCTTGCGGCTGCAGACGATGCGGAACTCAGGGGCAGGTTACATTCATTTTGGCGACCAAAAGGATTAAAGTAAATGGCTGGATTATTTGTTCATACGCCTTCAAGCAACTCTTCAGTGCAACCTGCAGCCCTCGGGCTGTCAGTTTCGACTTCTGTCTACGGTTTAACGCTCCCTGTGATTTATGGAGCAACAAGAGTTCCTGGGAATATGATATGGTACGGAGCTTTCACAGCTACGCCACAGTATACTCAGTCAAGCTCAGGAAAGGGCGGAGGAAGCCAGACAACTCAGACAGGGTATGGATATTCCGCGTCATTTATGCTCGGCCTCAGCGAAGGCCCAATAAATAGCATTAACGCTGTCTGGAATAACGGGGTTCTCGACACAACAGACACGTTCACGACGTTTACCGGTGGTTCTTCTCAATCCGCTTGGGGATACTTGACAACGCTGGATTCAGCAAAATCATTAGCATATAGGAACGTTGCTTATATCGCGGCAGCAAATTTTAACCTTGGCGGATCTCCTTCTTTGCCTCAGCTAACATTTGAAGTTTTTGGCCATGGATACGGCTCAAGCGTCACAGCCGTGCCGGACGTCGATACAGTATTCATCATCACCGATTTATTAACCAATTCTCGATACGGAGCGGGGTTTCCTTCCGCAAATATCGGCACATGGACAAGCTACAAGGCATATTGTATAGCAAACGGCCTGCTCTTTTCGCCATCGTACGATACATCCGCAACAGCAGCAAAAGCGATAACCGAACTACTGGCATTGACGAACTCAGAGGCGTATTTCAGCGAAGGGCTTTTGAAGATCACGCCATACGGGGATACCGCAATAACTGCAAACGGTTACACCTACACACCTAATGTCACGCCAATCTATGAGCTTGGAGACGATGCGTTTCTTGCAAGCGCATCGGATCCAGTGTTGATTGAAAGGGGATCACAGGCGGATGCTTATAACCAGGTCGATATCGAGTGTCTCGACAGATCAAACAGCTACAACAAATCGTCTATAAGAGCAACCGATCAGGTTAATATTGACGTTTACGGACTTCGAGCGATGTCTGGTGTCACTGCTCATCAGATATGTAATACCAGTATCGCACAATCATGCGCGCAGCTTGTCTTGCAGCGTAATTTGTATATCAGAAATAAATATACCTTTACCCTTCCAATAAATTACATCTTGCTTGAGCCTACCGATTATGTAACGCTTGATGATTCGGCTCTCGGACTTGTGCAAACCCCTGTCAGGATTTTGACGATTGACGAAAGCGGAGACGAGTTATTGATCACGGCAGAAGACGCTCCTCCTGGTGTTGGCTCTCATGCGATCTATGGCACGCAATCCGGCGGCGGTGGCGGGGTAAACAACCTTGTCCAGCCGGGAAACACGGGCACCCCAAATATTTTTGTGCCTCCGAGCGTATTGACGGCGACAGGGCTTGAAGTCTGGATGGGAGCTTATGGAGTAACTCCATCGACATGGGGAGGTTGTGAAGTATGGGTGAGTTATGACAACGTAAGTTACGGATATGTTGGATCAATAGATTCTCCAGCAAGAATGGGAACGCTAACAGCGACACTTGCGACCGGAACCGATCCCGACACTACAAACACGCTATCGGTCAATGTCCTGAGTGGTCAACCGATGGGAAGCGCCACATTTGCAGAGTGGAACAATTACGCGAGCCTTACGCTTGTTGATAGCGAATACATTGCATACCAGACAGCAACTCTCACATCAGCAAACCGATACAATCTCACCCTCCTGCACCGCGGACTTTATGGGTCATCAATTGCCAGTCATACGTCAAGCGCGCCATTTGTTCGAGTTGATTCCGCAATGTTCAAAATGCCGATCACGCCAGACAAGATCGGGCAAACGATCTACGTCAAACTGCCAGCTTATAATCAATTTGGATCGCAGTTGCAGCAGCTTTCAGTCTGTACCCCGACAACTTTCACGATAGGGATTAGTCAGGTTCCAACGCTTACAGGGATTGTGTTAACTCCTGTTTATGGGGGGTTTACCATAAAATACACGGCGCCGACACAAGCCGACTTTGGTGGGGTAAACGTCTACATGAGCACAACAAGCGGATTCACGCCCGGGAGTGGAAACCTTGTCTATTCAGGCCCTGACAGTTTAATCACCATAACAACCGACGCTGCAGGGTCAGCGCTTGTTGCGGGCACTACCTATTATGTCCGGGTTGCAGGGTATACAAAAACAAGTAAGGCCAATATGAGCTACAGCGCAGAGTACAGCGTTGTGCCGATCATGGCTTCAAAAACCGCTGTTGCGTCGCTTTACCAGTGGTCAACAGCGACACCTCCAAACCCTTCAGGAACATCAACATTTACGTGGTCAACTTACGCAAGCTCGGCCTACACCGGAGCAGGCGGATGGTCGGTAACGGCTCCGGTGAACCCCGGGACGCCCGTTATGCAGTTATGGATCGCAAATAAAGTAGTCAGTGATAACGCTTCAGCGACGACAACGACCGTGAGCTGGGCATCTGGTTTTTCATTGCTTGTTGCTGGAGCAAACGGAGCAAACGGAGCAAACGGGACAAGCGGGTATCAATCTGCAAGTCCTACTGTATATCAGTGGGCGGCGACAATTCCGGCTGCACCAGCAGGATCTGCAACTTACACATGGTCAACCGGACTATTCGGAGCAGCGCCATCAGGATGGTCATTGCCTGCAGGTACATCACCATCTGCCGGATATACCTTGTGGGCAGCAAAGGTATCAATAACAGATTCCGCGACAGCGACAACAACATCCTTCAACTGGACTTCATCATCCATCACATCGGCTGGATATGCAGGTACAAATGGAGCTTCAGGACTTAGCTACTACACCGCGGACGTTTTCAAGCAAGCGGCATCAGCTCCATCAGCACCGACCGGAGGGGTGTTCGACTTCACAAGCAACATCCTGACACCTCCATCGGGTTGGTCGGTCAGTGCACCATCCGTCACAACGACGCCAACATGGTATTGCCAATACACTTTTAACGGTACAGGAGTGGTCACTGCTACAACATGGAGTACGCCTGTAGAAGATGCCGTAGCCGGGGCCAATGGGTCGCAGATGTATACAGTCTGGCTTTATCAGCAGGCTACCACATCGCCCGTAGTCCCAAGCGGGACGATCACCTGCACTTTTGCAACAGGAGCGTTGAGCGGAGGGACGATGGGTAGCTGGAGCACGTCACATCCAGCGTCGAGCACGACGCCAGTGTACATGACGATGGCCACGTTTACGGGCACGGCTCCGGCGACAACAAGCTCTAATGGTATATGGAGTAGTCCTGTGATTGTTGCTCAGAATGGTACGTCGAACGGAAACCTCTGTTATAATTCTGCATTTGACAATGGGTTAGATGGTTGGACATATAATATATGGGACAGCGGTCGATCAGTACATTATTCTTCAGGAGCTGATCTTTCTTATATGTATCCGATTGGCGGCCATGCCGGATACATATATCAAAACGATACAGTAACGTCAGGCTATGCAGAGTTAGTAAGCAACTCAATTCCAGTCGTAGCTGGAAATAATTATGAATATCAAGCAAAAACCGGCTCTCAAAGATGCACTGGCGGAGTATCCGTATTTCTCTATTGGTATAATTTAAGTGACACATGTATCGGAGTGTCAACTCAATATTATAATAACAATGAAAAAGCTGGCGGAAATACATTAGCAAGCTTTGGTATAACTGGAGGATTTGCGACTGCTCCTACCGGTTCCGTAACAGCGAGACTATCTGTTAGGAAGTATGATACAGTGAGCTGGGCAGCCGATAGCTTTATGGCTGTAACGCAGGTATTATTTGCATCGGCTCCATCAGGACAAACCGTACTATCTAACTGGTCTCCAACGGCATCACAGGGCGTATCGGGGGCCTCCGGGTTGCAAGGTGCGTCGTACCGAACAGCATATATGGCATCAGCAACGACGGCACCGGGTTCATCCCCAAACCCTGAAATCGATACAGGAAGCACTACCGTACCATCAAGCTATTGGGGTTTGAGTGGAACATGGGGAACCACCGTACCGACGTTAACAGCAGGGCAGTTCTTATATTCATCTGACGGCATTTATAATCCAGCGACGAACCAGACGACATGGTCAATACCGTACTGGACGAGCCTGAAGGTTGGCAGCTTGTCAGCGATAACCATCAACACCGGAAACCTTACCGTCACCGGCACGATACAAGGCAATACCGCAGCGATAAGCGGGACGACGATGACCGGAGCGGGATATGTTTGGTATTCCTCCGGACAATATGCTCTGGGAAATTCGGCCACCAATATAACGTTTAACGGCACGACAGGAACGTTAAACGGTAACTGGGTAGCGACAGGGAATTTATTTAATAACGCTGCAACGGCTATGTTGAGCGCTTCTGCCTATGCATGGGGGGTGGTCACATTAGCCGTTACAATAAGTACGAATGATTTGCCATTAGGGTCATCGACAGTGCCAATAGTTATTACAGCCGCTCAAGACGTTGGATCTCAAGCCTATTTTGATATAGGGGTTAATACCTCGAATTTCCGGGATGCTGGTAATTTATTTAACTCATTCCCGCCATACGGTGGAACTTATTCTATGACGATTATTTACAATGCGACACCTGACACGTATTATTTTAGTTGTTTTAATCACGGGACAGGAAATAACTATGACTCAATAACAAGAGTCAGAACAATAACCGCAATTATAGGGAAGCGATGAACTATATAATCTATAATTCCAATACAGGACAGATACACCGGACGGGTTCATGTCCTGAAGCATATATCGAAATTCAATGCTTGGGTGGAGAGGAGCTGCTTATTGGTGATGCGAACCCTTTAACGCAATACGTTCTGGCCGGAGCCGTAACTACATTCACTGAGGCAGAGCAGTCAGCGAAGGACAATCTCACTTATGGCTACGCATGGGCAATGCCGGAGAGAGCCGTAGTGCAGATACTGACTGATGATGAGATAACCGCTTACCTCGCAACTCAAGCAAGGGCAAAGCGGGATCAGCTACTCACGTCCTGCGATTGGACACAGACGGCAGATCAATCGTCTGCAATTAAAACACTCTGGCAAACATACCGACAGGCACTAAGGGACGTCACGATACAGACCGGATTTCCTGAAACAATTGATTGGCCCACGCCGACAGAATAGCCCAACTTTGTCCGCAAAACGCGCATTGCTGGCATGGTACATTTAAGCAACACTTAAACAAGGAACCATGCCAGCAATCACAAAAGGAACGGAACTTCTAAGACCGCAGGATGCCGGACTGAGTACGCGATATTTCGATTCAATGTCAATCGCCGCCACCGGAATGCTTATGCCATCCATCGAGACCGGAGGCTGGAAAGAGTGCATCGTCGATCTGACGATCACAGGCTCCGCCGTTATTAGCTACATGGAGAGCAACGACGGAGTGACATGGACAGGCGTGAACTCAACGCTTAATCTCGCAACTGGAGCCCAGGGAGGGACAGCTAACGCATCAGGAAAATACTCGTTACCACTTGCCGCCAGATTTGCCTCAGTGCAGGTAACCTCATGGACAAGTGGAACCGTATCCATGACCGCACTATTCAACCTGGAGCAAACTATTCTGTTCCAGCAAGTCAACGCGCAGAGAATACAGCTCGTCACCCCGGCAAAAACCACCCTCTCGACAACCGCCGAAACCGCAATCATACCGGCCTCTGGTGCGGGATTTTACAACGACATCGGCTGGCTATTGATGACGAACACCAGCGCAACAGCAACATCTGTGGATATCAGGAGCGCAACAGGCGGGGCCATAATCGCATCGGTAGCACTACCAGCCGGAGCGACCGTTTTCCTGGATTTTGTGAGCGTCCTGCTTATCCAGATCGCAGCGAACACTGTGTGGACTGCGCAATTAACAACCGCAGTAACAGACGTGAGGATCACGGCTGGAGCGTCTAAAAATACGATGTAATGCCCCACAAAGTTGTTTTCAGATTAGCCGCTTCGACGGTAGACTGGACGGTTATCGCTTCAGGGCTGGTGGGATTTTTAGAGCCGGTATTCGGAGCACACCTTGTCAACACGGGAAGCATGATGGCGGGATTTGCCGCCCTGCTGATCGGGGTAGGACGGTTTATTGTATTCGTGGCGACAGCAAGGAAGTCAACGGTCGAGACTCGGCAGATGGAAGAGAGGGTTGACCGCGAATCCGTAGGACGGCTCGAAGAATTAGCCTGTCGCAATGCCCCTGCCTGCGAAACAAGAAGAGGAATCCACCTCAACAACCAGGAAGAAGAATAATGATCAACAGCAGAAAGATTGAAGACCTCCACCCTCACGTACAACCGCTATGCGAAAATTTCTTGTCAGAATGCAAGAAGTCAGGCATTGATATACTGATTACCAGTACTTACAGGGATATCGAGAGCCAGAACACTCTTTATGCTCAAGGCAGGACGAGGCTGGGGCTAATCGTGACGAATGCAAAAGGCGGGCAGAGCTTCCACAACTACTGTGTGGCTTTCGACACCGTGCCAGTCGTGCATGGGAAACCTGACTGGGATAATGAGGACTTGTGGCTGAGTATTGGCCACATCGGTAAATCTTGTGGACTTGACTGGGCTGGCGACTGGAAAAGTTTCAAAGAGAAGCCGCACTTTCAATTTAGTGGCGGACTATCAATAAGAGATTTTCAGGCAGGGAAAACCCTTCCTGAGTAATAACAACCAACCAACAAAAGGAGAACAACACTATGGACTTTTCAAGCATCTCCGGATTCCTTGCTCCGGTGATTATTTTCGCGCTGGGCGCAGTGAAGGCATTTGCCTACGTCAATCAGTACAAGGATAAGCTTGTCCTTGCTGAAAATGCGCTCCAAGCGGTCAAAGCTGGCGCAGATGGTACGCTGTCATTGCTTGGCGAAGTTGTTGCTGCAAGCGCAGACAACAGCCTGTCTATTGACGAGTTTAATCAGATCGTAAAGACGGCCGCAGACATTCCCGGGGCTATCAAGATTGCTCTTAAAAAGAGTGCGATTGCTACAGCCGCATGAGTGAGTGGATCGCAAAAATAACAGAATCCGCCATGCTCGGACTATGCAAAGCTCTTGCCACACCGGGCGTACTGCTCGGTTTGGTACGGGCATGGAGGCAGGCAAATGAGCCGGAACAGGTAATCGCAAGTAAACCAACAAAAGACGATGACAACTTTCTTCGGTCGGCACAAAAAGACGGCTGGGTTAATATCCCTGTTGTTGATAAGCGCGTGTAGCAGTTCAAGCAGAGTAATGTACCTCGGAAGAGGTACAACCAAGATGGTACAGCTTAGGGAAACATTGAAGGGTGTGAAAGTGTGGGCTAAAGATTCCACAGGTGTAGCAGTGCCAATGATCGCTGATCTTCCTGAGGGGGGATTTTATCGAGGTGATTTAAAATAATTATTATATTCGTTTCTGACCGATTTGTTTACTCCCTCCGATACGCCATCGGAGGATTTGATTTTTAGCTGATTTGGCGGGTTTTGTAGCATATTTGTATCTCGAAAATAAGGAAATCCCGTATACTGTTATATATTGATAAGATAGCGGAACATAGTAAAGATATGCCTTATCTCCGCCCTTACGACCTCGAACAACCGCCAAACGTCCTTTCGTCTACGCAATTCAATGGCTTCGGGCTCTTTTAAGGGTTTTTGAAACTTTTCAGTGTCCTTTTATGTGCCTTTGTGGTGGCAATTTTTGTATCATATTTGTACCATGATAAAAGGGGGCAAATATGATAAAAGTTGCAGTCCGGTCGCGTACGATTTCCGGAGGTCGGTTATCTCTCTATTTGGATTACTGGCCACCCATCAAACTTATGAGCGGGAAGGAGACCAGGCGCGAAAACCTGAAACTCTACTTGTATAGTCGGGCTCGTACCTCACTTGAGAAAATGCACAATCGTGAAACAGAATCCTTGGCAGAAACAATCCGTTCACGGCGGCAGATTGAAGTTCAATCTTCATCTTACGGCATAACTCGGTACGGGGCTGATATCCCTGTCGGGGAGTTTCTCGAAGAGCAAACAAAGAAGAGGACGGAAATGTCGCAGGTTTCATGGAACAACATGCTCTATCATGCGAGAGAGCAAAAGTTCTGGTCGATCCCCATCTCACAGCTCGATGTTGGCCACTGTCTCCGATTTAGATCAGCCTTGGTTGACAAGATCACGAAGAAGGAACTAATGGCGAGTACCGCTCATGGATACCTGGCTTCTTTTCGCACGGCGATCCGATATGCTTATAAGTCAGGTATTATAGATCACAATCTCGTTGATAGGTTTGACACTATCAAACCCTCACAGGCGAAGCGAGAATACCTGTTACTGGAAGAATTGAACCAGCTTATAGCAACACCTGTACGTCCTGAAATCGTCAGGACAGTATCAATCTTTGCGGCTTTGGCGGGGATGCGGATATCGGACGTGAGGGCCCTGAAATGGGAAAATGTCACGGAATCGGAGGATGGGGGGGCGGTATTAGATTTTATCATGGTGAAGATCAAGAAGAGGCACGTACTACCCATCGGGAAGCAAGCAAGGGGATTGATGGGAAAGCGACCAGAGGAAGAAGCTTTGGGCGCAATGGGAAGATCAAGTCGGTACATCACAGAGAAAGTTCCGCGTTCAAACAGTTTCGTATGGCCGTGGATCCCGTGCAACGGATATCTAACCGATACGATAGCGAAATGGGTAAAAGATGCGGGCATAACGAAGCATATCACCATGCACTGCTTCCGCCACACCTACGCCACTTTGCAGTTGTCGGCAGGGACTGATCTGAAAACTCTGTGTGATCTCTTAGGGCAATCCGATATCAAGACCACTCAGATATATGCAAAAGTGCTGGATGAGAGCAAGGCGCGGGCTGCTAACAGGGTTATCGTTAACTTAACGGTCGCGCAAGTAAAGGATGAGGACGAAAGCTTAATTAATAACTGA